TGCGGGTCAGCGCATGATTGTAGAGCGTCGCTCCGGGCGTGTGAAAGCCTACGATGAGGACGGACCAGTTACGCTGGAAGACGAAGACCGGAAGCACATCCGTGCGTTGACTGAAAAGAACTTCATCATTGATGTGGTCAAGACCGACAGTGAGATTGTGCTTGTTGACATTTTGGACTACGACGATACGAACATCGCTGACATGAATGTGCGTGAGCGCATCAAGGTCATGCGTGGACAAATGGACAGTCAAGAGCATGTTCTTGTTCCCGGTCCTCACAACTTCCGACTCACTGACGACGAAGGCTTGGAAGAAGCCACCAACAACCTACAAGAAGAACACGACCGGTTGCTACTACGGGATGCTACCTCCACTTACATGAAAGGAGAGCGCCGACATCCAAAGTGGTACTTGATGCGTGCGAACAAGAACATAGCGTTCGTTATTCTTGATATGCGGGGTAAAGGTCCCTTCACCTATCGTCTCGGTGCTGGGCCAGTGGACGCTGAGGGGCTTGGCAATCGTGGTGTTGAGCATGAAGGTAAGCACTACCTTGATGTTGGTACAGTGCAAAGCCCCAAACCGTTCAACGAGGGTGATGTGGTGAGCGTGTCTGTTTCGGGTGTGAAGAAAAAGAAGCGCAACGAGAAGACTTTGTTTGATGTTACTGCGTCTAAAATCGTAGGCGAGGCTGATTGTGCTGCTGCATCTGCTGAAACATTGTCCTTGTTGGCAAAATCTCACGACCTTATCCATGTACCATTTGACCTCTCGTTGCGAAAGCAAGGTGTTGTAGTCTCACTGCATGGTATTGATGATGTGTCCTACACGCTTGAGAAGTCCTCTCATGGGTTTTGGGCTCATACACCTACCTCCATGCTGGGTGAACTGAGCAGTAGTACTTACGCTGTTGAACTCGCTCAAAGCCTCGCTCCGTTGTGGAAGCCCGCTACATCACTGATGATGAAAGCAACTGTACCAACTCGTAGCATGGCTAACCCCGAGCATCGCCGTGCTTCCGCCAAAGAATCTGCTGGTATCATTGAGGAAGACGATGAGAATGCTATTATCAAACCCAAGCGTGATGCAATCATGGTCAAAACCCTGTCTCGTATTGTTGACCTTTACGAACGCATTGAGAAAGAGAAAATGTCGGGTAGAACAAGTGCTCAAGGATTTGGTATTGATGTAGCGAGTGGTATTGAATCTCCTCGTGGACCTACTTCATTAACATCCGAACAGTCTTTGCCCGATTGGGACATGCGGGACCGCCCCACCGAAGACCCCGAAGAAGAATACCCCATGGCACGGAGAATGCGGGAGAAACGCAAAAATAGAGAGGAGTCTGCTGATTATGAAGCGGAATCGGAAAATAACTGATGCCGCTTCATTTATGTAGGTGAACGAAAAGAGGAGTGGTTAGTGTGTTGCTACGAAAACAACCAGCGAACCTCTCCCTTCTCAAAGGGAGCAACGACCTCGTGGTCGCAGGGTACGCCAGTGTTGAACTCGTTGACAAGCAAGGAGATTTAATTACAAGGTCAGCGTTGAAGGATGCGTTCAAAAAATACATGGGCGACCCTAAATACAGAAATGTTCAACTAGCACACTCAAACATTCAAGTCGGAGAAGTAATTCCACAGTACACAGACAATCAAGGGAGGTTATGGAAAAGCGAAGTTGATGATGCTGGCATGTTTGTCGTTGTCCAACTCCGAAATGATATTGAAAAAGCACGAGAAGTGGCTTCAGAAATACGGAAGGGCAACTTAACAGGATTTAGTATCGGAGGACAGGCATTCAAACGAGTACACAAATCCGATGCAACCCACGGCTCATATCAAGAAATCAGCAAATTAGAACTTCACGAAATAACCATCTGCGAAAAAGGAATTAACCCCGAATCAACATTCAAAATACTGAAACAAGACAAAAACTACAAGGTGAACAAAATGACCGACGATGTAATGGAACAAATGAACGATGTGCTGTCCCGACTTGAAGGACGACTGGACTCTATGGAGAAAGGTGAACTACCCCCTCAACTTCGTGCCGCTATGAAAGACAAGAAAGGCGACAAGAAAGACGAGAAGGAGGACAAGAACATGAAAGACATGAAAGACGAAAAAGAGAAGGCTTACAAGGCTGACGACGAAGAAGAGAAGAAGGACGAGAAAAAGAAGTCCGAATTTTCCGATGTCATCTCCGCTGAGTACCTTGACTGGATGGAAAACACCCTCAAGTCTGCTGGTGTTGACACTGGTGCTGCTCGCTCTCACTTTGATGGTATCTCCAAAGCCAACCTCGGCTCCGACCCCGCCATCATTGGCGACGGTGCTGACTACTTCGCTGGTCAAGTGAAGGGTCGTGCCCAAGAAGGTGGCAACCCATCTACCAACGCTCTCGCTCGTGCTGGTCTCTCCCGAGGCGGCTCAGTCAACAAGTCCGACTTCGTGACCTCCGTTGACCCAGCCTCCCTTGAAGAAGCCTACACCGTCTTCAAAGCCGCTAAAGAGGAAGAACAACTCCGCAAGGCTTTGGAGAACAACTTTGAACACCGCTTTGCTGATGAGCAACAGGCTGAAATCACCAAAGCCCAAGCCCAAGCCTTTGATGCTCGTGGCCCACTTGATGAAGTCATGAAGGCTCTTGGAGCACTCAACGACCGAATAGACAACATCGGTACCGAATCATCCACTCTCGCAAAGTCCGACAACGGCCAAAGTGCTGTTGAAGTACCAAGCACACAAGAACTCGGCAGCATGTCGTGGGATGAAGTTCACCAACTCGCAAACGGAGTGTTCCGAGGCGAGTGAAAACTCAGCAAAAACAAAACAAAAGGAGATGAAAAAATATGGCACGCAATTATGTACGAACTGTAACTGACATGGAGCGCTACTACTACGGCGCTGGAAATGCTATGGGTTATTCCTACTCCGGTAGTGAGTTGCTCAAGGCAGATAGCCCCATGATGTCAACCACCGCTGGAACTTACCAAGCAATCTACGGACGCAAGGTTTGGTCCCAATTGAACCAAGAGTTCAACGCTTTCTCAATCCTTCCCAAGAAGCCTTGGGAGCGCAGTGGATGGCGAGTCATCACCGAGAAGCCCAACGGCGGCGTCTTGACTGGTGGAATCGCTGAGAACGCAACCCTTCCCGAAACCATCAAGCCAACTTTCCAGCACATCGCTGCAAAGCCAAAAGTCATCGCTCACACCTTTGATGTCAGCGAAGTTGCTATCTTCCTTGCCGACAAGGACGATGGACTAGGCGACATGCGCTCAGTTCTCAAGGAAGAAATGGGTAAGCACCACGCCGAGATGGTCAACAAAATGCTTCTCACCGACTGTTCAACTGTCGCTGGAAACAACCTTGAGTCTCTTGACCGAATCACCGGCAACGACGGTGGTGCTTCCGGTGGACTTACATCCATGGAAACGGGCAGCGCTGGCACTGACCACTGTGGTACGACCGACCTTGACATCTACAGCATCAGCCGCAGTGCAAACTCGTGGTCCAACGCTGAAGTCAACTGTGGTTCCGACGCTGACGCTGCTAACCACCGTGTTCTCAGCCTTGACCACTTGGACACCCTCTTCCAACAGATGTGGGAGCGTGGTGGCAACCCCAAGGTCATTCTTACTGGCTACGACACCCTCATGCGACTACAGCAACTCCTCCAAGCCCAACAGCGATTCATGGAAGAGAAGCGAGTCACTCCTACCTACAACGGTGTGAAAGGTGTTCCCGGTATTGAGGCTGGTTTCATCGTGGCTACCTACAACGGTGTTCCAATCATTCCTTCCAAGGATGTGGAGCCCGATGGTTTGTCCCGGATGTACTTCCTTGACACTGACTACATGTACTTCAGCACGGCTATTCCTACCCAATACTTTGAGAGCGGAATTGAAACTGGCGACCCATTCGCCATCAACCGCCTCGGACAAGAGGGACTTTACCGAACTATGGGTGAAGTGTGGACGACTTTCTTTGGCGCTCAAGGCTCCATTCGGGACCTTAAGTGAGGAAAAACAAAACAACAGGAGATGAAAACATGGCAGCAGAATTGACATTAAGCGGAACGGCAACAGCAACCCTTGTGGGTGCATGGGAACTACGAGCAGGCTCACAGGACACTACTGAGTGGTTGGCTCGTGGTAGCACATACCCCGGCAACCTTGAAGCGTTCAAACCTTTGAACGGCGACGACTCCACTTCGGGAGACGCAGCGAACGGATATGACCCAGCCCCCAAAATGGCTCTCATCACCGTGACCGGTGGAGCAGATGGTGAAACCATCATCCTCGGCGGTGGAGTCAGCAGCGTCCTCATGGTCCTCACCACCGACAGCGGTGCAGCCGCCGTCGCCTGTGGTGCATCCGTGAGCACTAAAACCATCACGCTTCAGTACCTCAGCGGCTCAGCGAACACCACCAATGTAATGGTCTTGTACAACTGAGGTGAGCATCCGTGCCCACTATTAAGTACACAGGGAATCGCGACTCGCGGTCTAACCCCGACAAAACGCATCGTGATTTTGTCCGTGGCGAAATCCGAGAAGTCACGACCGCTTGGCTTGACCAATGGGGCTATCGCTTTGGTGAAGACTTTCACATTGAGG